TTATTGTCTAACTGTGTCTTGAGATTCTGATTCTCGGCCTGTGTCTGTTGCAAGACTTGACCGCCTTGTTGCAAAGCTTGACCCATCTGTGCAATCTGCTGTTGGCCTTGCTGCATAGCTTGTTGCACCTGTGGAGGGATCTCTTTCTCGCCATCCTCTTTTTCCTGCAACTGTGGAGGCAGCATGGTTTTCAGACGTTTGGCAATGTCATCAGCGCCAGGCCAGTCCAGATTCTTCGCTACCAAGTCACCGATAATAGGCGCGGCATCAGGGAAGGCTTGCAATAGCTGCATCATTTGCTGTGCAGCCTCTTCACGTTTGGTTGTGTAAGATGGGCCAGACTTCACTACGAGGTCATATTTACCTGCTGTCAGGTCATGAACCTTGACCATGCCCTCGGCTTCATACTCGCCATTGACCTTAACGATCTCGTTTGCGCCATCTTCACCAATGGTGCGAATCATGCGTTCATCAGAGTAGATTTTAGGAATCAGGTCACCACATACGCGGCCTACCTGTCTAATAGCTCTGGTCATGTTGTCTATAAAGTGGAATGTTGATGTGTCACCTTCGCGCTGTCTCGCAATGATCGCTTTGCCGCTGGTCTCATTGCTTCTAGCGCCCATAGAGGCATCGTATAAGCCCATGATGGACTTCATATCATCCGAAGCATTCATCGCTTCTTGTAGCGCGCCAGCAGGCACCCCAGCGAATGCTTGACGTTGTGGAGGCATATCACCATCGTACTCAATGAATGAGTGCGTCTGACTGTTGGCTGTTTCCCACTTATTAATATCAGTATCAAACGCACCGACTGGGCCAATGAATGGCGCTTTAGGTGCTAACGCTACTAGTTCGGTTGAAGCGGTACGCCAGTAGTTGTGCATCTGCTGTGCGTCTTTGGCAAAGCGAATCAGCGAGATAAAGTGACGTTTACCCTCGACATTCACCTCATCACCGTACACTGGAATGATCGGGATATACTTACCAGCCCACTTGTTAGTCTCAAGTACTTCTAAGCCAGAGATAATGTGCTGTGTAACCTTGCACGTTACAGTGTCGCGTTCATCTTCTACGGTTAAGCCAGCACTATCGAACAGGTCTTTACTGTCTGCGTACTCTTCGGCTGTAATGACTGTTCCATCATTTAGCTTGAATATCTTGCTTGTCTCTTCTTCTTTCAGCCAATATTCAGCAATACGCACTGAATCAGTGCCGAACCACTCTAAAGCATGGCCTTCTACATCAACACTGGAAGCAATCGCATCAGGATATTTACGCTTAAACTCTTTCTTAGTCAGCTCATCAACAACAAATGCCATCTTCCAGTCTGAACCATCAGCACTAGTTGCGTTCGGGTCACCATAAACACTGAACGGATTAGGCACTTGCTCGATCTTAATGTCTTGCGTAAAAGCATCATCATACGAATAGTCAGTCGCTACGCGGATATAACCGAAGCCCATAGACACAGCAAAATCAATCGCTGTGTCATAAGCAATATCAGCGTTAGAACTTACCTCAATGTTACGCATCAGGCCGTTCATGACCTCTGCGGTCTCTGTGTCGCCATCCTCTACTGGATGAAAGGTAATGCTAGGCTTATTCTGCCTTGAGTCGTTCACTACCTGACGAATGAAAGTAGGCAGACGATTAACCGTAATGCACACACGATTTTCTAACTCGCGCTGCTTCTTAACGGCATCAGGCCATTGCTCACCGAGTTTGGCAAACTTCAAGTCGTCTAGTGCTGCGGTACGATTATCTGCCTCGGCATCCTGGCATAGCTTGAAGTTCTCTAACGCCTCTTTCAGCAAATCGGAATCATCCTTATCATTGCTTACTTGCGTTTTCTCACTATCTGCCATTTATCTATCCTTTAATTAACCCATCCAGCCACCAGCGCCCTGATAGCGCGGTCTAGCTTCTTTACGTTCTTTTCTCGGCTCTCTGATAAGGCTAGGGAATAGCGAAGCCAGCGCCCATATGAGCGCATCAGCCCTGTTCGGACTGCTTTCACCTGTATAGCCATATGTTGAGAATGCTACGAGTTCATCTTCTAGGTCGTTAAACCTGCCGATGTGTCTTACCTTGCCTTGTTCATATAAAGCACTAAATGGCTCGGCTCTGACCGCCTTACCTCTTGAAGCTGTTACTTGCACGATGTTGGCTCTCGGCCTTGCCGTTTTAATCACTTCAACACACATTGCACCGCCAAAATTAGTCTCTACCACGATGGCATCAGCACCGTTACGGTCGTAAGCATCAGTCGCTACACGCGCCCATGTTGCAGGGCCAGCTTTTACGGTTAAGTCTTCTATCAGGTACGCATTGCCATCTGTACCAAGACCAGCCACCACGATACCAATCGCATCGTTATCAGCATTATCAGCATCACCGCTGCCACTAGGGTCAACAGCAACAACCACACGCACAAAGTCAGGAATAATCCCGTCTGTGATACGCCACTTATCAATGCTTTCTTCTGGGAATAAGGCATTAGGTGTAGCATCTGCAAATTCACCCTCTAAGAAGCGTTTACGTGCCCTTGCGCTTAATGATTTCAGTGTGTCCAGATAACCATCGGTAAGATTGTCTGTATTGTCAGCAGGGTTGATCTGCATACTTGCATAATCAATCGGCTTACTTAGATTCTCTTTAGTCTCTGGGTGGCGCTTTTCTTTAAATACGCGATATGTCCAGTGTGCTTTATTCGGAGGGTTACAGTCGTAATAGACCTTAACCTTTAATTCCTTCTCTGGAATGTTTCCTATTGCTTGCTGTGTTGCTTTCTGTGCCAAGCGAGTGATTGCAGTTTCAACAGAACCGTAAGGTATCTGGCTGCACTCATTTAAGTACATTGTTGCAAACTCCATACCTAAGATTTTCTCGGTACGTTCTTTGTCATCAAGACCACCAAACCATATTTGTGAGCCGTTGCTAAATTCTGCATACCAGTCTGATTTGTTGATCGTATATTCAATGTCTGGGTAGCACAGTTCCATCACCTTCGGGAACGTGTCTAAGACAATAGAGTTCTTAACTGCGTTAAACCTGAACCTTAATATTGCATGACGACTTCTAGCCGCCTTTATCGCCCTCGTACATACTGCGCGAGTGAGTACAAATGTCTTGCCACTTCGAGAGCCACCAAACAACATGACATGAGTAGAAATCCCAGCAAGCAGCGCATTGGCTTCTTTCTGTTTATCTGTGAGTTTCACAGCTCTGCATCATCATTCGATAACTGCAAAATAATGTTACCGCGCACATCAGCATCAATAGATTGCTGCGCTTTACCATCAAGACGATCGCCGATCTCTTTAATCGCTGCCATGTCGCCTTCTTCGGCTTTCGTGACCATAGCCTCAACAATCGCACGTAAGCGCACAGCATCGTTCTGTACGACTGCCCTGCGTATGGTGTCAGCCCATAGCTTAGTCTTGTCTTTAGCTGCGTTCATGTTGCCAGGCTGTCCGCCTTTGCGTCTTTCTGTTACATATTCCATTGCGAGTTCCTCGGATTGTTCGCGCCCATAAAAAAAGCCCCAATTAAGGGGCTTGTGTGTATTCGTGTGTATTAGTCTTTCAGCGACCTGATAACTTTATAATTCCAGATGACGACACCGAGCATCGCAATGTTGAACCACACCAGATATTCAGGATGGTTATAAGCAAACCATACACCTATGCCACCAGTGACAATCAGTTTAAGCACTAACGCTTTCGTCAGCCCTAGCTTATCAATCAAGTATTTCATTGGTGGATTAGTCTCGCTACCGCCTAGGCTCATTGACTTTTTAGTCGTGTAAACATCGAGCACTTGCAGGATGATGAATATGATTAGTAATGTTTTAGCTGAAATAATCATTCTGTCACCTCTGGAATAATCGCTGCTATGAATTGCTGACACTCTGCTAATGTAGGCGCAATCAAATCAGGCCAGCGCTCTGCGTATTTCTGCTGCATTGCGTAATATAGCATGGTTGCGTCTGTCATGAGCATTTCGACATCACGCTTAAACTCAGGCGTACATGGTGTACTGGTTGAGATAGTGCCATCGCCGTTATCGTGGAATGAATCTTCACCGCCGACATCACTATCCATTGCCTTGCCTACACGAGCTGCAATATCAGCAACGTCAGCAGATAAAGTTAGGGTAAATCTTTCTGAGTAGTCAGCCATTATAGACCTGCCAATCTGTTAGCGAATGTCTGTATGGTTGCTAACTCTGATGCTGTGATAGTCTTAAACACAAAGCGCCCGTAAGTGTCAGTCGTGATTGCGTACGTGCCTACAATGTTTTGTGCTGTGAGCGTAGCCTGTCCAGTCGGCGCTGCATCAATCGTAGTTACGCTTTCCCAGCCAGCAGGATAAGTAGCAGATAATAAATCAGTACCATCTACCATATCCCACCAATAACGCCCGTTCGTTCTTCTAAGAACAGGTTTATTTGCAGTCGTGCTCTGTATAGCGTGGATGCCTGTTACTTCTTTTACTGAATTAACTGTAAAAGATATAGACTGACCATTAACGGCAGCCGCTATTACAAATCTACCAGCGGCACTAGAAATGTAAGATATAACTGACGTGCCAGCAGTTACGGTCAACAATAGAGCCCCACCTGCGCTATCATTTCTTATTAATACCGATGCTGCACCAGTATTAGTAATTTCAAAACGATGTAATTTATCTGCGGTGACACTAAAAACAACTGATGATTGATTAGTGGCATCTACTCGCGTTGCTGTACCTACCCCAGTTGTCGTGTTATAAGTAGATGCTGTCGATACACCTAACTGAGACAATGTACCGATAGATTTAATCTCACTCCCGACACTCCCCGCCGCATCCAGCACCAACCCCACTGGATTATCAACAGTTGCCGCAGTCGTACCAGCACTGTCAAGATAGTTGCCAGCAGTTAAGCCGTTGATAACGCCAATGCCTGGGAGGTAGACGTGGGCGTCTGTGCCGTATTTAGCCAGTATCACCGCTACCTGTTGAGCAATGGTCGTACCGTTACCACCATTAGACAATGCAGCAGCGCGGATATAGTTCCTCACGCCATTAGCAACACGTCTCATTATGCGTAGTAGCTCACATTAAGTTTAGCTGATGCAGCCTCTTCAATGAACTTGATAGAAGATAGCGCACCATCATAGATAAGCAGATCAGGGGCAACAGTTAGCTTCATGCCAACAGATGAAGTCGGTGCAGTACCATCATCACGCCATCTAACGTTTTGTGTCTCACATTGAATGACTGCGTATGTCGCACCAGCAGGCACTGTTAAACCAGCAGCAGAGGATAGGCTTGTAAGTTGTTGATAACCTAAACAAGCTGATGTGTTTTTAAGTGCCATGATTATTCCTTATTGAATCCAAACTCGGTGTCTTTAAGCAAATGATTAAAATGTTCTTTTTTCCCATTCGTTTCATTGTCGAGCTTGATTGTAAAATCTATATTTGCGTAGTTGTCAGCGTATGTAGTGCTGCGTTTAGTAACTATGCGATCTTGTGTAATGTCATTGGTTGCTGTGTTGTCTGCCATAGTGTCACCTGAATAGATAAGAGCTTTGCGCCAGCCATTGCAGCTCTGACAATGTAAAGTTAGCTTTACTTTATTGGTACTGGCTATCACTCATTGAGGCCGCGTACAGCCGAGTGAATAAGTTAGCTCTAACTTTCCTATGTGGTATCAGTTAAGCGGTTAAAGCTGTTAAGTGAACGGTTTTTTATGTGAACCGAAAACACAATGCCTCTCTGGGCATATAACCTCTAGCGAGGAATCTAGACGAAAAAAAAGCCCACATATAGTGAGCTTAAACAGAATTTTTACCATCCCTTTGGGCGCGACTCTGCCCACTTGTTACGGTACGCCTCTATATTGCGATTGTCAACACATTATAATCAATATATTGTGGTTTTCTGTTAATTATTGTAAACCGCGTTTGCTAACCAACTTCAATATACTCTCGATAGCTTCTTCGTAATCAAGAGATTGTGTTGGATAGTGATGTGCTACCTTTAGCCATATATGATTAATCGCTGTACGCTGTGGCTGGCTGATGCTGTCAATAATGCTATCCATAGCTTGGGCGCATTGCGTGTCTACCTCATTGCACATATTCTCGAACTCGTCATCACTACTACCTCCGCCTGATGCTATACATAGGCTTTTTGATGGATAGCCTAACTTAGAGCTAGGTTGCTTCATGTAATCTGACCAGTTGCTTAAATGCCATTCAAGACGCGCTATATCCATTACTTCACCCCTTTTCCGTATAGTTCATTGCCGATACTGCATATCATTTCAAACTTATCTTTGCTTAATCTAGCTTGCTGCTCTTTCGTGAGTACTAGTGTCCTGTCATCAGTCCATGCTTTCTGCTTCATCCTGAACCTTTCTGCATCGTTTGTTGGTGTTGGTTGTCTGCATTCAAAAGATTGAGCCTTCATGTTTAACCGATCTCGACTACCGTATAAGAGCACTCTTTATTATGCCCACGCTTAACGGTTATCGGCTCAAAATACTTATCGTTAATTTTCATGCCCTGCGCTATGCCATCAATCATTGACTTGCTGGCACTAAGCAAGTTGTCAAGATCAACATAACGCTTATCCTTGCGTACAAAAGTTATTGTCAATGGGATAGGCTCATGCGGAACTGTTACGCTGGCATACGCGATTCTAGCCATGTGGAAGGCTGCTTCAAATGCGCTATCCTTTGCGCCTTTAGTTGTTGCCCAATGCCTCCCTGATTTTCGATTAGGGTTAAGTGATTTATCAGGGTAAGGTAATGTAAGTTTGCGCTTGAACATATCACCACCCTACCAATCCGAATGAGCAGCCAACGTAAACTCTCGGTGATTTCTTTTTCTCGCGTGGTACATGACGCTCTGCAAATACTCGCGCATGAGGAATAATGTCTTTACCAGAGTTTCTACTTTCTACGACATTTTTATAATTAACCTGTCTGATTACTTCTGCTCTGTTTACTGTGTCAACCAAGCGCGTGTATATGTAAAATTTATTGCGGCCTGTACTCGGCATTTTCTCGCGCTTAACCTTGCCAGTTTCCAGTAGTCTTGCCATCATCAAATGCAGCGAACCGCGAACGATGCCAGTTTGTTTAGATACGTCATCAAATAGCTTAGGTGTTTCCAAGCATTGAATTATTTGCTGATATTTATCCATTGATAAGCCCCTTTTTTATTAGTAGATTTCTAGTTTCTTCCATCAACTCTTCTTGCGTTCCGTACTTAGCCTCAAATCTTGCTTTGTATGGGTGTACTGCGATTAAATCCATTGCGCTTGTACCGTCTTGATGATGGCCTGCACATAGCGCTAAAACTTTTTTATGTGCGCCTGGCTTAGTTCTGCCATCTACATGGTGAATAGACACGTAAGGATTAAAGCGCCCATCTTTACGGCAAGCGATACAGCCAAGTTCTGCAATGGCGTTCCATAGCTCTTTTTCTTTTTTGCTAGGATTCATGCTATTAACTCCATCTGAACACTGCCGCCCCATTGATTAGCCATTGCTTCACCGATTCCTGCAAAGGTCTTGCTGCGCTCTTTCCATCTATCAGGCCCAGGTGACATTCTGTGAACTCTGGCCTCTCTGCCTTCAACAATGTTAGTCGGCTGCAATAGCGGTAAACCTTTCAACCATAAGCAAGTCGCTTTAGTTTCACCGTGTCCGAACTGCCACGGCTGAATCACCTGGTCAGGCTTGCGGTATAAACTACTCATAATGCAAACAGGGTTTTCAATGGCGATCATCGGTATGTCTGATTTAGCCAGCATCATGAAGAAACTGACTGCTGCCTGTTGTCTTCCATCCATGCGCTTTTCTGCAAAATGACGCGCACCACTAACAGATAAATGTGTGCATGGTGGATGCGCTATCATCAAATCAAATGGATAGTCGAGTAAGTCGCGCACATCACCTTGATAGTGTGGTCCAGGCGCATCAGTAGGCAATAAGTCGCAACTGATAGCGTCATGGCCTAGCTTGATAAAAGCATCTCTAACCGTTCCTGAGTACTCGCAGGCAATCAACACGCGTAATTTATTCATGCTTCACCCCACACAAATCCAATATCAGCAGCCCATCTTTCAATCGCGTCTTGGTACTCAACCATTTCTGCTGTATTGAGCTTAGTTGTGCTTTTAATCGCCTCTACTATTTCGCCATTTACCGCAGTCTGATAGCGCAGAAACTTCCAGCCCATGAGTTGATGCACCTGTTCTGCTTCTTCGCCAATGTATTTGCCAATGGCTGTGTACAAATCCCACAATCTAGAATTTTGATCTGTCGAACGTTTTGACTTGTACGGTCTAACTGTTACTTGCCAGCGTGTGTTAGGGTCTAGTTGTGCAAAGCGTTTCAACATGAACTCGTAGTTATTGGCTACGGCTTTGTTAAGCGTGTGGTCAAAGCTCATTGCATTCCCCCATTCGCTGCAATGTAGGTACCT